AAATTAAGCCACAAAGGATATTAGAATTAATACCCTTTATGAATAATTTAGTAAGGTTGGTATAAAATCATACCATTATCTAGGCCAATGGCCATTCCTGCATTTTCTTGTAAGTGGTGTAAGACAATGTCATATACTAAGTCGCTGTCTGCTTCATCAGTAATATTAATTGAGTAACTTCTTATTATATCTGCGGGTGATTCTCCTGAGTAGTCGCAGCATAAGGCGATAACATCCAGCTCTAATTCCTCGCCTGTATCAGCTTCGTATTGCTCAAGGTAGTCAAACAGGGCACGCTGGGCTTCATATGAGAATTGTTCACTATGTCCGTGGGCTTCAAAGGCAGTTGTAAATTGATTAAATCCGATTGATTGTTTCATTTTTTAATACTCCGTTTTGTTTGTAAAATATTCTATCACACTATTAATTAAGAAGTGCTTGAATAATTAAATTTAATCTAAGCTGCACATCAGAAACCTGCACGTAATTATTCATTTGAGAATCTGTATCTTTAAACTTATCTAAACTTAAATAATTACTTAAATCATATATAGCTTCCAAAGTATTAGCTTTGTTATTTTCAAACTCAGAAATTAATTCGTTTTTTTGTGTGTGATTCATTTTATTTAATCCTAGTTAGAAAAGTCGTGGAGCATAATTGTAAATTTAAAATCAGGTAGTCCAGCAACGCAACGCTTTGCAACGTCATGAACAAGTTGCAAACTTTCGTATGCTAGCACATGAACTGCATCGCCAGTGGTTGAGTTGGTCATAATTAGATTAGCTTTTATAATATTCATTTTAATAACTCCAGTAATTAGAGCATTACTGCTCGACAAGTTCTATTCTACCCGCATGAATAAACAATACAAGGTAATTATTACTAATTACTTAACAAATGATTTAATCAATAGTAGTTTAATGATAAGTATTTTGTATCAGGTATATTTATACCTAAACAATAGAAGAAGCGCGCACACATGGATAACATAAGCTAATTTAGTTTGTCAATTTATATTTTTATGCCCAGCAATAGCATTTTAAAGCCCGTGATAAGGTTTTAATAGTTGGCAATAGCCCAGCCTTGCCTCGTTGTGGATAAGCTGTGGATTAAATCAATATTTCATACAGTTTTGTTGTGGATAACTTTGCAGCTGCTTGTGGATAACTTTGTTGTTTAATTACAACAGTTGTTGTTTAAATACAACAGACTATGCAATGTTATTGTTTGAGTATACCCTAGTAAAATGGTCAAGTATTATTTAGTTAGGTTGGCATTAGATGTATCACATTAATCCCATACTGCCTAATAATTAAGCAGATGTAAAAGCTAACTACACAGATCACTGAACAACTGCCTATTATTTAAGCAATATAGTCGTCATAGTGCTGATTAGCTGCGTAGTTGATGATGGTCGTTAATTTGAATATAGTTATGAATGGGGGGGGGTGGTTAGTGGTAATTTTATAATATTAGATGTATCACACTAAACTTAAAAAACGAGAAATTAGAAAGGCAACAGAGATAATGACTTACTATATAGCTAAGGAATACCTCTACAACGAACGGTAGAGTACCTAGAACGAGTTTAAATTACTAATTGATACCATCATATCAAAACAAAGACTAAATGCGTCTATGAGCCTTAAATCATGATTTTACTTAAAGATTAAATGCAAACAAAGAGTATAATAATTGTAAGACTTAATTAAGAGTCTAATTACTTAAAGGAACTAATCATGTGGAATATCCCATCAGCAACAGAAATGCGCTTTGGCTTTGAGGTAACGTTATACGTTATGAATCGATAATTAAAAAAGATGCGTTGGGCAACTTGACAAAACAGCTCAACGCAACAACCTGCGTTTCGCTTCTGAAGCAAAGCGTAAGACTTTATTAATATATATATATATATAAAGCTTTATTAATAAATAAATATATATAAGTTCTTTAATATATATAATAATTACTAAGTAGCTCTTAGTATCTATATAGTATTATATAGTTATATATATAAAATACATTAGAACAAACATAAAGTCAATAGGAAAACATAAATAATCTTTGTGAGATTAGAACATAGTGATTCTGAGCACAAGCTTTGTGCGATATATTTCTTGTTCAAGCGTAGCGCAAGGAGAACCTCTCCCCCCACTTGGCTTTTTACCCCCCTCTCCTTTCATTATTCTTTTAGATGTGATATAATAAGTTATACATGAACAAGTTCATATATAAATGAACGACAGTATACATAAGGATAATTCATATTGAACCCAGAAGAACCAAAAGTTAAAAAAGGTGGTAGACGCATAGGGGCTGGTCGCCCTTCGTTAATCAGAGCCAATAAATTATTAATTGAAAATGGTATAGACCCAGTTTCTAATAACCTTACAAAACCTGTTTCTAAAGCTATTCTTCCAGTGAGTGCCAAGGCTAGACACCAAGAAATTCTAGCAGGTATGTTAAATAAGAAGGGTAAAGCTGTTATTCAAAAGATTTTGGATAAGGCTTTAAATGATGAAGATAAAGACCAAATGGCTTGTTTAAAAATAGTGGCAGATCGGATAATCCCTGCTGATTATTTAACTAAGGCTAGTGGCAAGAGTAACCAAATAAATATATCTATCACTGGCATTGGTCAAGTGGAAGCCACTACAGAAGTATATGATATGGAAGAAGTTGAAGAAGACTAATGGCTAATCTTAATGTAAAGCTACATCCTAAACAACTTGAAGTGTTTAACGATTCACATCGTTTTAAAATATTAGCTGCTGGTAGAAGGTTTGGTAAAAGTCGTTTAGCTGCTTGGATTTTAATTATTGAAGCATTAAAAAGTACAGAAAAAGATGTATTTTATGTTGCGCCTACTTACCAACAAGCTAAAGATATTTTGTGGGGCTTATTAAAGGAAATTGGACATGATGTAATTGCATCTGCCCATGAAAACACATCTGTCCTTACTCTTGTGAATGGTCGTAAGATTTATTTAAAGGGTGCAGATAGGCCAGATACCTTGCGGGGTGTAGGTTTAGCGTTCCTTGTGATTGATGAATATGCCGATATTAAGGCAAATGTATGGGAGCAAATCTTGCGTCCAGCTTTGTCAGATGTTCAGGGTGGTGCTGTATTTATTGGTACACCAAAAGGTAGAAATCATTTTTATGAATTGTATAAATATGCAGAGAATGGTAAGGATGATGAGTGGGCGGCATTTCATTTTACATCTTATGATAATCCATTAATCCCTGCCAAAGAGTTTGATGCTGCTAAAAAGAGTATGTCAAGCTTTGCTTTTAGACAAGAATTTATGGCTTCATTTGAAGCTGCTAGTCGTGATTTATTTAAAGAAGAATGGATAACTATAGATGAGGAAGAACCTGAAGATGGTCGTTTCTTTATTACTGTTGACTTGGCTGGGTTTATTAATGTTGATCGCGAGTCAGGAAGTAAAAATAAAAAGCTAGATGAAACTGCCATTGCTGTAGTTAAAGTGCATGATGATGGTTGGTGGGTAGCAGATATTTTACATGGTAGATGGGATATTCAGGAAACCTGTTCACAAATTATGCGAGCAGTTGTTCAATATGAACCTGTAGCTGTGGGTATTGAGAAGGGGAGTTTAAAGAACGCAGCTCACCCTTATTTAACAGACTTAATGCGGCGACACAATCATTACTTTAGAATTGATGACGTTACTCATGGTAATCAAAAAAAGACAGACCGTATTGTTTGGGCATTACAAGGAAGATTTGAACATGGAAAAGTTAAATTAAATGAAGGTAGTTGGAATAATGAATTTATTGACCAGTTGGTTAACTTTCCTAACTCCCAATTGCATGATGACCTTATCGATGCTCTTGCTTACATTGACCAGATACAAATAGTAGAGGGTGTTAATAATTATGAAGAAGATGAGTATGTCCCTTTTGATCAAATATCAGGATATTAAATAATGAATAAATTAGTAGATTTTGTTACAGGTTATACCGAAGAATGGAAAACTCACCGCGATGATAATTATTTATCAGATTGGAAAGAGTACGAACGTTTATGGCGAGGTGTATGGGCTGCTGAAGATTTAACTCGTAGCTCAGAACGTAGTCGAATTACTTCCCCTGCTTTGCAACAAGCTATTGAAAACCATACAGCAGAGATTGAAGAAGCAGTCTTTGGGCAAGGTGAACACCTATTTGATCTCGATGACAACATGGGTGATGAAG